GATGATGAAGATACATCTACTGATACCGATGAAGATGTTCAAGGGGGGTATATGGCTCAAAGACAACAACGTTCGAATAGATCGAAACAAGCTTCTGCTGCTAGAAAAAGCAAACAATCTAAATTAACCCCAAATCCAAAAAAAAGTAGACCCCGCAATATTCAAAGCACCTACGATAAGAATTTCGTAAGAGAGAATTACGACAATTTATTTTGGGGGGAATAATTCCTCAAGTTGTAATAGACAAGCAATACAACATATCTCCCTGTCAGTAACAGACATCATTTTGAACAAGCTATCCGCAATAATTAGGATAGCTTGTTTTTTTATAGTGTCATCAATTTGTAGATCATAAAAATGATTCAACAAATCTTTCAAAAGAGCTTCATGATCAGAATCAAATAATTCTTCGTTCTCAATAAGAAACTTTCTTGTTTCCAGTGTTTTACCCGATTTTAGATTATTATAGATTAATTCTAATGTCTCATTAGTATCCTTCTTCGATTCAATAGTGAGAACACCAGAATTGGAGAACTTCTCCAACTCGTTGATACATTTCCTGATATCAGGAAAATGGCTTTTGATCAATGCTACCAGATTCTTTTTCTGATCGTCAGGGATCTCGATGTTTTCTCTTTTGAGAATTTCCACACAACGACGAATGACATCTTTCAGGGATGTATGGAGAGTGAGATTTTGGCAACGAGACTGTAGAGCAGGGATGATACGGTGTTTGTAATTACCAGTGAGGATGAATCGTGTGGTAGATGAGTAAGACTCCATCACGTTCCTCAAAATAGCCATGGAACTCTTGGAGAGATAATCTGCTTCGTCCAGTATAACGATCTTTAAACCACCGTCAAAGCTCATGGTCTGAGCAAATCCGATAACCTTCTCTCGAATCGTATCTACGCCGTTTTCATCAGAGGCATTAATATATAAATAATCACACTTGAGAATATCTTTAGCTATGATTTTAGCTAAAGTGGTTTTACCTGTTCCACATATTCCAGTGAGTAGTAGATTTGGAATGTCTTTGCCGAAATTCTGGATGATTGCTCTTGTCTTTTCGTCCACCATCAGATCATCTAGAGTCTGAGGTCTGTAGCGTTCTATCCATAAATCATCATTCATATATCAATACCAATAGCATGGTTTGATCGTTTGTCAATAGTTCGGACAAGATTTGCACAATCCAATAGACTATCATGATCACCAATGTCGAACCAAAAACCATCCAGTTTCTCAACATTGACACCTTCTTTCTCATTCATCAAGCGAATGAGATCAACGATTTCCAGTTCTCCTCTTTCTGATGGTGTGACCCTTTTAGCCATTTCAACCACTTCGTTGGAAAATACATAAAGACCGATCACAGCATCTTCTGAAATAAATTCTTTAGGTTTCTCCACGATTCGTTTGATCCAACGATTTTCATGGGTTTCTACCACTCCATATGCTGATGGGTCTTTTACTTTGTAAGTGTAGATCGTATTTGATTGGGGATGAATCGGTGAGTTGCCAATGATAATATTATCCCCAAGAATCAAACAGATTTCATCTGCATCTTTAATAAATTCTTCCCCAACAATAAAAGCATCAACAAGACCACGAGGTTTATCCTGAATTGCATAAGTCAAATTCAGACCGAATTTACTACCATCTCCCAACAAAATCTTAAATTGTTTTTGTTGTTCCTCATCAGCATTGATAATAAGGATATCTTGATAACCCATCTCCTTCAGTGTTTGAAGGGGGTAGGCAATTGCAGGTTTGCGGTAAATTGGTAGGAGTTGCTTACTAATAACCTTCGTGATCGGATATAATCTTGTGGCTTTTCCTCCAGCTAAAATTAAGGCTCGTTTATTCATAAATTTTATATAGTTCGTCTTTGGAGATTTCTTGTTGTTTCTTCAATCTTTCCTTTTGATCAGCTACGATTCGTTCACAACATTCAATGATTGCTTGCTTCTCAGTTCTGATTGGAAAGATTTCTTGTAATTTTCTGGTATCTAATACACAATTGGAACGATTTGCATGTGCTTTCAATTGTGACCTATCTACCAATTTCCAATAAGAATTGTGCATACCATATGATTTCAGAATCTTACAAATCTCCTCGGTTTTCAATGGTTCGGGATTGGTGATATTGTAAGTTTCTCTACGAACCCAATAAGTATCATTATCTACAGTGCTAACGAGGCATTGCACAAAATCACAAAGATCAGGAATGTATGTCTTGGAATTTACAAGATTCAATAAATTATTATAATTTTTAATTTTGGTGAGATAATTTCTATATGAATTATCTTGACCAAATGGCATTCTAATTCTCAAAACAATACCTTTCAAATCTTTTGCAAGATTTTCGTAAGCATGTTTGGATTTGGAATAAAATGAGCTATAATTCTGAAACAATCCAAAATTGGGTGTATCTTTTTCCGACCACTCCTTATCATATCCATCATAAAGACAACCAGTGGAAACGTGGATATAGTAGATTCCCAATGAATCACATGCTCTATTAATTTCCAAAGGAACAGTGGTGTTCAATTTCCAACATTCTTCTTTTTCCAATTCTGCTTGATCCACATTAGGTTTACCAGTAAATCCTGAACAATTTATTACCGTTTTAATATCATTATTGAGAATGAATTTCTTCAATACTGACATGTCATGGTAATCTAGATCGTTTCTTGATTTAATTTGGATGTCAAATGATTTAGATTGTAAATGGTTAAAAAGGTAATTACCTATGTAACCTTTTCCTAAAATTAAAATATTATTGCTCTGGTTCATATTCGTCTTCAATAAATTCTCTGATATTGACAAGACTACAAGTATCATTCTCCTGAATAAAGTCAAGAACACCCACGCAAAAATCTTCAGCCATTAATGAAATTTCAGCATCATCAATCGAATCAAGAAAATCTTGAAAATCATTAATAGATTTGATGATTTTCTCTTCGTGAGTTTCCAATTTTTTAATTATTGTGTTTTTCTTCATATTAATTATCAAAAAATGTTACGTCAATATCAAAAGATTTTTCTTCACCATCAATAACCACTTTTGTTTGTAATCTATCGATTTCTTTAATTTTATCAATAAATTTGGCAATTTCTTGGTTAATTGATAACGGTAAGTTCTCAATGACTGAGATTCTATCCTTGATAGACAATTCCGAAAAATTCAAAGAGTTGTCTCCAAATTTTACATTTTTAACAAATTTGACAATTTCAAATGTAAAGAGATTACTCAGATTCTTCCCAACATCTTTCTCACCATCTTTTTTCAGAATATCAATTGCATAATTGATAATTTTGTTTTCTTCGAATAATGTGGGGGTGTCCAATTCTACCGTCACTGCTCCTTCAACAACATGTTGAAGGGGAGTATCGATTTTATCCATAATTTTAATGTTTTTAATGTCAATTTCTCCTTCAGAGGTTTTAACAATATGCCCCAAGCTCTCGGTTCTCAATTTTAAAATAACAGGAATCTTATCAACCACCAACCAATCATTCAATTCTGTATTTTCCATGATGATATCATTCAAAATCTTTTGAAATTTTAAAACACCCACAGTTCCTTCGGTGAAGGTTGAAATGATATTTTTTTGTTGTTTGAATGATAGGGGGACACAATCAAATTTTTCCCCCGTGGAGATACGATTTGCTTTAAATTTAGTATTTTTTAAATCTTGAATACTATCCAAGAAGTTCTTAACATTGTTTTCCATGAGTGTATTTATGTTGGTAACTTATTTGTCAATACAAATTCGCAGAATTATCAACATTACTTCCATCGCCTTTCATTTTATCAATATAATATTCCATATCCATGATAGTAGAATCCATCAAAATTCTCCCATCAATTTTTTTCGATAAGTGATAAATAATGTCGCGAAAATAATCCATGTCGTATGAGAAGAACAATCCCTTAATCATTTCATAAGGCAAGGATGTCAAAAAGTTGATTTCCATATTATCCAATGTGGAATTTTGTAAAATGATTTTTTTATCGTTCGTGTTTATCAAAAATTGAATCATTTTATTATAGAAATCTGCTGGTAATTTTTCCAACATTTTATCTTTAACTTCTTCTGACAATTCTGAAAAATCGATAATAAAATTGCCATATTCTATTTTTCTTATGAAATCAAACACAGAAAGAATATTCAATTCTTTTACGAATTTACTTGGAATGTCGATCAATACTTTCATATTTGAATATTCAAACCAAGTAGGCTGATTGACAAAGCTATTCAATTCTTTCAATATATAATCCAATGATATTTTTAGATTTTTTTCTTTTATTCTAAAATTAATAGTATATGAAATGTTTTTTTCCCAATTTTTTAATATATTGGTAAATTTCTCATAAACATTGTCACCTTTAAAATTGTTCAAATAATTGATGAAAAATTCTTCATCTTCTTCCAAACATTTTTTGATATCACTAATTGTTATTCTCATCAATATGCAATTTGCTCGTAATTCTGACACGCGAATGTTACACTTTTTATCACAAATTCAGTATTTTGGTAGTCTAGCGTGAATCCCTCGATAGCTGTTGGAAATACTTTTCTGAAAATATAACCTTTTCTCAGTTCCCCGTTGTTTGTGTATTGTTTAACTGTGATATCAGCTTTAAGATTAGATCCCGATTCAATCAATCCTTTTATTGACAAAGCTATAATCCACGGTCTAAAATATTCGTGTTCCAAATCTTTACGGGTTTCTAAAAAATTTACAGAAAAGGTACGAGATAAAAAATCTTGTCTACTATTTAGAACATATCCGGGTAAGAATCCACCACTGTTTTCACCAATAGGACTAGCACCAAAATTAGCACCTTCCGTTGGAATTGTTACTGATTGTGCTGGTAAAATATTATTGTTTTTGGTCATCGAAATGGGATTAATATTAGCTCTCCATTTCTCCCCCGCCAATTGTAAATAATAATTTATGGAATCATTCGATACGCCATCAATAGATACTGACCACAATACTGGTATGGAAAGACAATATCTAGCATCCCCTGAGAACGCTTGGAGAAAATCTTCAATTTGTGGGTGGGACATGTAATTACTTAATCATTTGGATTATATTTCCAATGATACCCCGATCTTAATAGACATTTTCCGTTACACAAGACCTCTGTAGAAGTGATATGCGAAAGTGGCAGTAAATGTTTTAATTTCACCAGTGCCATCAGCAATCTCGTAAGAAACTTCGCCAATATTTCGAAGTGAAGCACCAATTAATTGAATGGTTCTACCAATTTGCATTTCTCCACCAGTTGTTATATTTGTTCCCCTCTGACAAGGAATTTGGAGAACATCCAAAGTGATTACAGACTCATAACCAGGCATACAAATATTACCAGTGGTCGTTTCATTATCGAACAAAATTCTGCTAGCTTTTTCAAGTTTTTCTCTAATATCTAAATTTTGATCAAGAAAAAATTCCACAGACCATCCGTCGGAACCCGGATAACTTGATTTTCCGGGGATATTGAAGGTTTGACCTGAATAATTTACCTGTTTGTTTTCAATATCTCTTCCAGGAAAAGTAGCTGTTTTAGCATAGATCAAATCAGTTTCCCCGTTTAAGGAGAGTCCTGCAATATCTATTTGTTTAACACGGAAAAGGAAATCACGAGCAAATTGTTTTTGCATCGCCTGTGACATAAAATTTTCGATACTTGTTGGCATATTATTATTTAGTCATTTGGAACAATTTTTCTCCAAACAAATCCTTTTATAAAAAAAATCCTGACTGGTATTGCCAATCAGGATTTGTGATATTACAGAGTGATTAGATTAAACCAATTCATTGAAGTTTGCATCACTACGGGAAGCCGTGAATGTGCAGAGGATGAACTCACCAGTTCTTGTTGGTTTGATTAGAATATCAACTTTCAGTTCATTACTATCAATGACTTGTGGCGTGTTATTTCTTTCATCGCAGACAATCAAGTAATCATAGCAACCACCATTTTCCTTCGCATTTTTGAAGATTGGGTCCAATGTATTGACCAATCTGGTGCGAGTGAAATCATTGTTTGGTTCAAACACGAAGAATTGTGCTGTTTTCTTAGTAGGTCTTTCCAGAGCAAGGAACAATCTACGAACATTGATACGATCAAATGCGCTTGGTTTGCGAGACATCGTTTTTTGACCGAACACTACAATTCCTTGAGAAGCTGAGAACATCACAGGGTTGATGTTGATCTTGTAGAACTCATCACGCTGTTTCTGATTCGGATTGATTGCGATATCCAAAGCGTTGGTCACAAGACCACGAGTAAATCCAGCAGGAGCAGACCATGGGAACTCAGCAGCATCGCTACGAGCCATGATAGCAGCTTGATAACCAGAGAATGGAATCCAGACTTTCTCACCAGTGAAATCGTCATAAGCTTGCACCCAGTTACCATAGGTAGCAGCATAGGATGTATTCTCCAATTCAAATTGATGTCTCATTGCCCAATAAACGTCCAATTGGAAGTTCTTTGTTTTATCAGCAAGAATTTTGCTGTTTCTCCCAGTCACAAGAATGTGACGGATTGGATCAGCAATGAAGATGCAATCACCACGACCACCAGTATTGGAGGGGAGGTTACAGAAATTTTCAAATTGATTGAAAATAGCACTGTAGTTTCCACGAATGTCAGTAGCAACTGTATCATTGAAAATATCTTGTGATGTTCTAAGAGAATCAACTTTCACTTTCAAAGCG